GTCAGCGTCGTCCTAACCCGGCCACGATGTCTACCAGGAAAAGACGATCGGGTAATCTACCAGGGACGGAGATGATGTTCGGAGCACCAAGTGCTCTACGTTCCAAGGTCTTGGATGTTTCGGAGGACGCGTTGCTTGAGCTCCTCCGTCAAACGGACGACAACGAAGTCGTCCCACTCGTCCGGTTCTGGGCTTTCGCGACTATTTCCACTCAAGTCGTGAAAATGACCTGGGATCAAGTGATCCTGCTCTACCCTTCGCTCAGACAGCTTGAGCAAGAGGTGTTGTCCGCGCTTCGCCGAGCGGACAAGGTGGCCCAAGACCACATCTTCCCAGAGGTTCGTGCCTTCATGGCGGCTGTTCGCGCCAAAAACGCCGTTGCGTTCGCTCAGCTCCGCGCCGAGAGGGAGGCGACACTCGTCCGGCTACGCGAACTGGACATTTCAGAGTCAGAACTGCTACTCGCGCAGATCGACCAGCTCGGCACTACCCAGGAGCTAGTCAAGATCTCCGCGCAAACTGACGAAGAGATTTGTCGCAAACACGCGATTGCTCTGTTCACTGACGCTACCAAATTCAGCGTCGATAACTTTTCCGCGGACCGCCATGCTTGGTGTTCTCGGAAACGCATTGACGAAGAACGTCAGTGGAACCTCTCTCTAACGCCGGAAGTGCGCCAGTTATTTCGGAGCAACGCCGATAATGCTTCAAGGCTGGTACAAAAGAAGCGAGAGTCAGCAACTGCGCGCGCACGCGTGGACGCCGCAATGGGGCACAACGCCCCTCCTGGATAAGATGCTCGTACTTCCCGGCAGTAAGTTCATTCACTTGAACTCGCGACCCCGACTGCCGAGGAAGATTGAAAAGGGGGTCGCCCAGGTGTACGGCCAAACACTCCAAAAGTACGGCTTCGCCCGCAATAAATGCGGGCTTGTGACGACACTTTTCGACACTGTCATGGATGTTCCAGCTTTTCAAGAAGATGGAATGTTTAACGTCGAGAAGCGTCCGATGGAAGCTGGTCGCATATGGGATCGTCTGCTAGAGTTCAAACAGTCCAAGAATCAGATGTCTCGTATCACTCTACCGCGAATCAAGGTTGTCGCTCGTGCTCTCGGCTTTACCAAGTACAAATTACCTGTTCCACTACCAGAAGAGATTTTAGGTGTTGAATGTCCAAATGATGATGCGTTTCCTGGTGTTTATTACCGGTTTCACGGCGTCAAAACGAAGAAAGAAGCGTGGAGCGCCGCTGTGGCAACGTCATTCATCCATCTACAACGTGTTTTACAAGACGATGTGAACATTTTTGATACTGTGATGACTTACGGAATTGGTCAACGTGAAAAACCAATCAATTTTGTAAATGAACTTTTGGAAGGAGAAGCACTCGGGTCCAAGATGGCAAGGATCGTCATGATGCCTGAAGCTGAAGAGTATGCGTTTTCAAGACCTCTTCAACGTGCGTTACAAGATCGTATCGCCGTTGATCCAAGTTCGCCACTATACATCACAGGCTCTTACCACGGTGATCGTCTCCAACGTCTCCAAAAGCGGTTCATGCAAAGTAAAGTACTGTACTGTCTTGATCATAAGAAACACGATGCTACCGTTCCGCGACAGATCGTTGAGATGTCGTTCCGTGTGTTGATACACGCTTTTGAACCAAAAGATGAAGGCGAAGCAGCGATTCTAGCTAAGTGGGTGTTGCAAGCACGTCAGTGGTTCGTGTCAAAACATGTGATTACACCGTCAGGGTGGGTGGTTAAGATTGACTCTGGTACTCCAACTGGCTCGATTTGGACCTCGATCATCAACAGCATCTCTACGTACATTATCCTACACATTGTGTTCTCCTCGTTAGTAAATAAAGCGAAAGGTAAACTACTTCCGAATCCGTCGGACTACTTCACTATTGTCGCATCGGGTGACGACTCAATTGTCGGAATGCGTGTCGACGATCTTGATATAACGATCCAACAGATAAAGGACGCTTACGCTCGAATCGTCGATATGAAAGTTGACGACATTGATTCGATCGCTACTGTCCAGTTTGGTTCAAAGTTCGACGAAAGAGGTGAAGTAGAACATAAAGGGGTAAAGTTCCTTGGTAAGTACTTTGACGAAGAGCAAGAGTTCGTCCCAAGAGTACCGTATAGTGAGATAGTTCCAAAAATGCTGTGGAAAAGAAAGAACAATTCCCGTTGTGTTTGGGACGATTGCGACCACGTACTGAGCGTCGGTCTGGATAATCCCGCCTGCCCTCGAACTGCATCGTTGGTCCGAAGTGTGCTCATGAAGTCATGCAAGTTCGCTTCGGCTGCTCCTATCATCGATCAGTTCGAGTACTGGCGAACAAGACTCAAAGCTTCGTTGCAAGGAAGCGGTTCCATGCGTGCTGTACTCAAGAACATGGCGTTTCAAGGCGGAACTGGTCGACTTCGCTACTCGGATGGCAAAATGAGGGGTAGTTATGTTAGTCTGTGGAAGTACTTAACCGATTTTGGATACGTAACGATGCTCAATGCGAGTAATAAAGCCGTCACCTGGCCCTTAACATAGTAGTTAGTCAAAAAAAAAA